CTCTAAGATTTTCAAATGATTTCATTTATTTCTTCTTTAATTTCCGCAGCTTCATTAACAATTCTATCCATCATATCTTCAAATTCAGCATAGTCATCTGTTCTAATTTCGCCGTTACTCATACCCCATTGGAAAAATAGGTATTCTACTTTATCATTTTTAAATTCGCCATTTTTTTTATAATCAGCAATATCGCGTCTAAATTTCTTCTTAAGTTGACTAAGACTCAAATCGCTAACATCTTCTAGTTTAACTGCTTCGTCAATTTCTGATCTAAAATTTTTAAATGAGATCATTAGATTGAAACCTTTGCTAATTTAATAGCTGCATTTGCTGCATAAATTGTGTCTTCTTTTGATTTATGAATAAGCACTGATTCATTTCCAGCAATAGTCATTGAACCATTAAATGAACCAGTAAATGTAACTAAATATGCAGTTGAAGATGAATTAACTATCCTCACATATTGGGCATTACTTACGTCAGTTGCAGCACCACTCGTTGTAGGAGCAGCAATTTCAGTAGCTATAGGTTTAACAATATATGACATATTCATCCTTTATAATTCTTTTGCTGTTAATGTTGCAACTTCAATAGCAGTTGCAAGTGTTTCAAAACCCATATCCATTTCATCGCCACCGATTTTCACAATAAACGGTAAATTTGAAGGCTTAGAATCTTTAAAAATTTCAATATTGATATTATTGATCTTTTTCTTATATACACTTTTTAAAGCTTCTCTAAGATATCTAAACTTTATCATTATTATCTCTATAACTTATTTTAATATTATTTATAATAATTTAATTTTTCACATATATTTATTTTTAATTCTATCTAAATAAAATACTGTCTTTTTTATCAATCTTTTAATAATTGGGTGATCAATTGAACCACCAAATGCTATAATATAAGCAAATAAATCTGGACTATATTTTAAAGAATCTTTAGCTCCGCCTCGTAAAACGTCAAGGGCTTTATTATAATCTTTTGTTGAACGCATTAATTGATCTGCAATATTGAAACCATACGCTTCAACTTCATCTGTATTACCTAAATATTGTTGAGCCTTTTGAACATCTTTACTATCAGAATTAAATTTAGTAAATTGTCTTCCTCTAATTCCACCTCTTGAACGATATTGTTTTTGATGGATCATTTCATGAGTAAGAGAAGAAAGAATAGTATTAACTAACCATTGAAATCCTTCGGCCGATAAAACAATCGTTTTATCTTTATTATTAAATACCAATTCAATCTCAATGGCTATTTCATCATCAGCATCTTCTTCTGGATCAAAATATGCGTTTACTATCATTTGACCGGAATCTGGAGCAGGATCTTTAATATAACTTATATTAAAATAATGTTTATCAGCTACACTACTAAAAATATCAGTAATTTTTTGAGGAGTATATTCTTTATTTATTAATTTAGATTTAAGCTTTTCTAGATCTACTCGTACCTGTTTTAATGAAGGCAATTGTGTAGTTTCGCGTATATCTATAAAAGAGATCATATATTATACTATTTCACTATTCTGCTTTTGATTATAAACAGAATTAGCAATTTTAATCTTTTCCTGATTAATTGCAATAGATAAACGATCTTGAATTAATTCATTGAATTTTTTATTTGCTGCATTCATATTATTAGCTTCAAGATCATTAATAAAATTTGCTATATTTTCATGTGACATAATTTATTTCCTTTAATAGTCATCTTCATTATTAGGGCCCATTTCTTCTTTTTCGGCCTCAATTTGCTTTTTCATATCTTCTATTTCTTTATCAGACATTTTAAGAATATTTTTCATTGCAAATTCAACTGAAATATATTTACCAATATAATTCTCAAGTTCGCTCAATGCACTAACACGATCTGTAAGTTCAGTGGTATCTCTAATTTCAGTAAAGAATTTACCTGCTGCTTCAATATCAATTTGTTTTTTCATTTCATCAATTTCGTCTTCATCCATTTTAAGAACGTTTTTCATTACATAATCATGAGAAATATATTTACCAACATAAGGCTCTAATTGTTGTAATGTATTAATTCTTTCTGCAATAATTTCAGCTTCTTTTAATTCGGAAAAATAATTATCTTGAGCATAATCAATCGTAATATCAGAATGCCATTTATTCCAATCTTGTTGAGTAATAATATTTTTTAATATTAATTGTGTTTCAAGTATTTCGAGGAATAGTTTAGAAAATCTTCTACGAAGACGGTCAATAAATTTTTGAAATTTTAATTCATCACGTGTAATTTCAGATGTTCGACCAAGACTAAATCCATTATCTGATTCTAATCTTGAAAGAGGAACATTCAATGCTTCGTATAAACGCTTTTTGAAATATATTATATCATCAATTTGACCAAGATTTTCACCTCCTGGTAAAGTTGTTATTTCTGTACCTTTACCGCCTTCTTTACGAGGTAACCAAAAATCTTCAAGTAATGACATATGTTTACGATCATCTCGAATATCACCAGTTGATGAATCATATACTAACTTATTACGGTAACGAGCCATAATATCTTTAATATAACCTTCAGCACGACCAGGAGCCATATTACCTACATCAATATAGAATATTCTTCTTTCAGGTGCACGAGCTAAACGATAAATGACAAGAGAATCTTCCATCATTCTCAATTGGTTAACTGGTTTAAGAGCTTTTTGTAGATAAGACAATACCAATGAAGAAGATGAATCAGTTAAACCTGAAGAAACATATACAACAGAATCTGCGGAAAGACGTACAGCATTGGTGGTAGATTTAACTGAAGCATCTGGTTTGTCATCATAAATATAATATTCAGATTGTTTAGTAACAATTGAAACTCCAGTACCAGGATCTTTCTTTGTATCAATCTCTTTTACTTTACGTATTTTTGCGGCATCAATTGGCCTAATATCTTTAATTCCGGCTTTTGTATTCTTCTCATCAACTACAAGATTATATACAATTCGTCCATCTACATACCATCTTCTGAATATATCATGAGCATAATTATTGAAATTCATCATATTTAATATTTGGGTAAATTCATCTCGCATTTGATCTTTAATATTATCAGACACGTCTTCAAGATTATCAAGATAAAGTGATACAATCTCATTATCATAATCAAGTGCAATTGCTTCGTTGACAATATTTTCAATCGCATTATCAACTTCTGAATATTGAGCAATTGCTCTATATTTTTGAATTAAGTTATAATTATCAACAGCTTTATCGCCATCAAGATCTAGATAATGTCCAGTTCGAGATCCAGATGCAGTAATATAAGTTGCACCATCATCAAGTGAAGGAGCAATAGGGGAAGGAAGAATATTAATCCCATCTCCACCGGCTTTTCCAGTTCTTTTAATTTCAAAGCCAAATATTTTAACCATTCATATTATCCCTTATTCAAATAAATCTGGTCGTGCTGATCTTAATGAATCTATAACCATTTCAGTTGCAGCTGTTTTAAAAATAAATGGAAATATTCCATGTACTAGTATAATAATAGCTGCTAAGATAAAAACCGCAGAAAACTTAATTGTTTGAAACAAATGTTCTATATAAGTTTCATTAACAGATTTTGGATGTTCTACAAAATATTTTATCATAGTATATATATATCTACATTAACTTAATAGGATTACAGAACCATAGTCCTGTAATCCAGTTAAATTAACTTGTTGTATTTGATTCCCAATATTGAACTTGAAATTCAACAGTGAATTCTTCGATTGCGTCATTAGCATCGTAAGATAGATCAATTGCTGAAACGTTAGTCGGGAATGCTCCACGAATATCGTATCTTTTAATAGAGTTACCATTTTTATCAAGTTGTTCAACAATAAGATCAGCTTGATAATCAACAGGATTTGTAATACCAGCATTTTGTGAATGCGAATTAATACCATTCATCCAACGCTCCATAGCATTACGAACTTCAAAACCTGTATCATTAAAGACAGTAACAGTCCAAGGTTCAAAGGTACGATCGCCAGCAATTTGCAATTGACGACCACGGAATGGAACCGTAATTGGCGCAATTACAGATGCAGGTAATGCTCCACCTTTACACATAAACGATGTAAGTTCTACATCACCACCAGCATAAATTGGAAAGTTGAGTGTTATTTTAAAGAGATTAGCGCGAGCGCCACCACCTCTTAGTTTTGATTTAAAGTCATCGACTCCAAGTACAGCCATAATTCAATTATTCCTTTCTATACTGTGCCAACTACTTCTTCAAACTCAACGCCAGTTCTAACTGCCACAAAATTCAATGTAACATAGTTAATACTACGTGCTGGTTTAATGAAGATAGATGCAATGAATTCATTACGATCAATTACTGCTGCGGTATTATTTGTTTCGTCACATACAACTCTGAAATCTGTTATACCTCTTCGACCTCTGATCTCACGAAGGAAAGGTTCTACAATATTAACAAATTCAGCTCTTGTAAATTCATCATTAAATTCAAACATTACATTTCTTGCAGCAATTGAAATTGCTCTTTCAATTGCAAGGAACAATCTGCGAACGTTAATACGATCAAATGCAGAAGGTCTAGACATATAAGTTTTATCACCAAACAATAGAATACCTTGTCCAGGTATGTTTCCAACTGGATTCAAACCGGCTTTGTAAAGAGTATCTCTATTTGCTTTAGTTGGAGCATAAGATGTTGATGTAATACCAAGATATGCACCACGACGTTGACCTGCTGGCGAATACCAAGGAGCAGCATCACGATCGGCTGCAGCACAAAGACCTGCTGTTGAACTTGCAGCAGGAATGAAAATATACTTGTCGT